ATCTAATTCTATAAATGCAAACTCCGAAACTTCGTCATAGTCGTTAAATTCCCAAGTTCCCGCAATTGAATAAGTCCAACCTGTAAATTCATAGGTTAATTCCCAACCTTTGTTCCAAAATTCTAAAATTCTATTTTCCATCTTACAGCGCTTTAAAATACATTAAACAATAGAATATAGCACACAATACTATAAAAGCCATTAGAGTGCTTGTAAAGTGGTTTAAAAACAATTTGTGTTCTTCGGTTACAGGTGTAAAGTAATCAATTAATTTTTTCATAGTCTTATTTGTTAAAAAGGTTAAATAAATTTTGTAATTCTTTTAGTTGTTCGTCGCTTAAATAAGCTGTTAAAGTTTGAATAATTAAATGCAGTTGGTTAGTCGTTAATTTGTCTTCTTCTTGTTGTTGTTTTAAGAAGTCCCAAGTAATGTTAAATTCTGTTTTCATAGTTTTTAAATTAGTGTGCGTTACCAAGTCGCACCCCTTGTTGTTTTATTTTATTGTTTTTAATTTTTGAGCTAAATAATAATACATTGTGCAATAGTCATTTACTGATAAACTTTTATTTTTCATAGCTAAATAAAGTTCTTTCATTTCATTTTTAATTTTTGTTTTCATTTTGTTAGTTTTAAATTGTTTTCGTTAATAATTATATGCAAATATACATTCTACTTTAATAACTTGTACACTTGTCAACAATTATTTTTAAAAAAAAGCGTTATCAATATTCATTCAAAATAAGAAAAACATATAATAAAGGTAATTTTTACCTAATAATGTATTAGAGTAAAGGTAAAATCCTTAAAACCTTTGCTATTATTAAGGTTAAAGCCTTAAAATGTCAAGTTTTTGCTGTAAAAAACGTGACAAATTGAAAGTATTGATTTCAAATTGTGCTTTAAATAACACTTTTACCTGTAGTTATATTGTAATTACATAATAATTCAAAACAAAAAGCAATATACTGCACATTTAATCGGATTTATACCTATTATGTAAATCATATCTTACAAAATTGTAGGTTTTTGTAAACTTTATTTAGTGTTATTTGTCCCAAATCTTACCAATATATGGGACAAAAAAAAACAGCTGCGTGCTGGGGAGCTTACAACTGTTTTCTTTTACTATGAACAAGGAAAAACTTATGGAGATTATTTTACTAGAAGAGCAACAGCTTTGGGATGTTGCTAAAGACATGGCAGAGCATCTAGGCAGTGAGCATCAAGCTACTGATAGAGCTATGTGCAGATGGAGTGCTATTTCTAACCTAATAACTAAGATCAATGAAAAAGCTAATTGATTATTTCACTCCTGTAGGAGCTGAGCAGATAGCATTTGCTAAGGCATTAATGGTAGTAGTTACTGCTGTTATATCAATCGTATTTTTATTTCCACTTTTAAATTTATTATCATGAACTTTATAGACCTATACAAAAGAGACAACACTTATTTTTCTAATTGGACCACTGACTATGATAGTGATGTATATATAGCAGGTACTATTGAGCCATTTACCTACAATGCATCAGAGACTGATGATGGAGATATGTCCCTGTTTATTCTAAGTGATGCAAATCTTAATCTATTAAAGTCTAAGCTATGAGACAGTCACCTACATTTGCTGCTATTCTAAGATTTTGGACTAGCAGAAGATTTGCAGATGAGGTAAGAGGTGGATTCAATCTGCCTCTATACCTTAAGTATTTAGAAGTCATAAACAATAAAAGCAATGACTGAGTTCACACAGCTAGCTATTGAGGTACAGGATGCTATAGCTAATGGTGATTATACTCACCAAAAATACCTGAGATTCAGAGAGTGGTACTTTCAGAACTATGAGGGCAGTAAAAGAAATGCTGCTAGAGATTTTAGAATGTTTGATTTAATGTATGGCTTAGATGTGCCAATAAAAAATAATGATAATGAAGAGATATAAAGTAGTATTCAAGACCTTTGACTATTGGAATGGTCCTGTAAAGTTAGTGACCAGGATAGTAGAGGCATATGATGCTGATCATGTTAAGCAGCTCATACAGAAGAATGATGATTTAATTCTATTAATTGAAGAGGTATGAATGACATCATAAGAGAAAGGTATCCATTTGAGCCTACTAAAAAGATAGCAGATGACTTAGGACTTAGTGAGAAATCAGTGTACAGAAGAGCATGGGCTATGGGTATTAAGAAAGATCCTGTATACTTAAGGTCTACACAATTCCCTCCAGGTTATCTAGGTGGTAAAGCTACTCAATTTCAGAAAGGCACTGTACCTCCTAATAAAGGACAAAAAATGTCCACAGAAGTATATCAGAAAGTGGCTCATACTATGTTTAAAAAAGGCTCTAAGCCTATGAACACTCAGCCTATAGGTACTATCCATCAGAGAAGAGATACAGGAGGGAAGATGTATCAGTATATTAAGATTGATAGTATTACAGTTGTAACAATAAGCATAGCTATAGCACATGCTTTCTGCTCTTCTCCTACAGGAGTGAAATAATTAATTAGTCTCTTCATTGTATTATCTTTTAAATTGGTTAAATAAATTCTCAATTTCCTGTAACTGCTCTTTGTTTAAAAATGTAGTTAAGGTCTGAATAATTAAATGCAGTTGATTTGTGTTTAGTTTGTCCTCCTGCTGTTGTACTTCTAAATAATCTAAGATTTCATTAAATGTTTTCATGTGTAAAAGTTTTAATTGTTGATAACTATACGCCAAAGATAGTATAAAGTTTTATAACTGCAATAAAAAAGTGTAATTTATATTCATTCTAAATAAGGATAGGTCGCAATTTGCGACTGCAACCGCACAATATTATAATAATTTAGGGTTATAACCTTAAGAATATCATGTAATTTCAAAGTATTACCTTATAATTACATAGTTAATCGGAATTATACCGATAATGTAAAGCATATCTTACACAAAAAAAAACAGCTACAAGGCTGGGTAGCTTATAACTGTCTTTCTTTTACTATGGAAACAAGTGCTAAGTTAATGTTTATATTTGAATTTCAAAAAATCTAAGTAACTTTTATTATTTATTTTATAATATTTTTTGCAATCATCACATCTCATCCAATGATGGATAATACCTCCTGCAGTCACTACCTGTTTATTATATCTCACATTGTAATTTGTGCATTCAGGACAGCAGAATTTCTCATCTCCCTCCATTACAGCATAATGAGTAGATGGAACTGCATAAGAATTGAGCTTATTGAATACAGCTTCTAGGACAGTGACATCCATTTTGCAATACTCTACCATCTTATCCATTGCCTGCTGATCTTTCTTAAATACAATATCTTTCCACAAGTCTAATCCCCCTGTATCCATCTTCTGCCCTACTCCTAAATACTTAGCTATATAGTCTAGTTTATTTGAGTTAAAATTAAAGTACTTTCTAGCCCATTTAAGAGTATCTATAGTCTTAGGTGAGGGCATAACATCAATACCATGTAATAAAGCTCTTGTACGCAACCATTTGAGGTCAAATCTATCCCCATTATGAGCCACAATTTCATCAGCTTGAGCCATAACTTTTAGGAATGCTTTTATCATTGCTTTATCAGATTGCTTTTTATCCCAAGTTAGGAACTGTACATCACCATCTGACTCCCATTTGTAGCAGATGCAGATGATTGCTCTCTCATGGATGATATCACCTGGATTGATTGTGAGGTTATATCCTGACCGCCAAAATATACCAACATTGAATGATGTCTCAATGTCAAAAAACAGTCTTTTTCTTACCATAAGTTTTGTAAACTTAGAACAATACTTTGTCTTTAGCAAATTTAAAGAGATATGATAGCAGTAAGCCTATGCCTACTCCTACAAATAATAGACTAAGATTGCCATTAGCCCTAGGTCTTGTAGCCTTAGCCTGTGCTTTCTGAACTATCCTATCTTTGTAGATAGTTTTGACCTTTAGTCTATATTCTATTTTTTTATCTAGTCTAGTCTTAGGCACATAGACTGTGTTATACTTTATAATAGTATCTTTAGTAGTGATGAATTTCTCCCATACTATGCTATCATGAATGATAACAGGGATAGAATCTAAAGTTGTGATTCTTATAGTATCTCCTGTTTGCTCACAGGTATATCCTTTCTTAATTGCTTTATTAAGGTGGTATTGTGCAGAGCAGCTGCTGAGTAGTAAGATTATAGCTAAGTATCTCATCATTCTTTTATTTCAAAGTGCATCCAATCATAGTTTTTCTCTCTACCTAAAGATATAAATCCATGCTTATAGAATATATCTATCATTGCCTTATACTCAGGTCTTGCAAATCTAGCAGTTTTCGCTGATTCTTTAAGTAGATTTCTAGCAGGATCTAAGTCGATTGCAATACCCCATGAGTGCATGGATAATGCTGTACCTCCCCTCATCTTTCTATAGTTGAAACATCCACCAAATAAATCAATACCTAACTCCTTAATCTTATCATATCCATAGGTAGCTAAAAGCTCATTAAATACAGCTGTAAAATTATCAGCTACTAACTTATGACACATCATAGTATTGACAGTGCTGTCTAAGTCCCAAGCTATTCTCATTGGATATGGTAGCTTAATCTTTACTAAATAACCTGCACCTGTTACATTAGCAGTACCATATTTAGATGTAAGTTCCCATCTAGTCATTTCAGTTTGTTTAGGTCCTCTTTAACTTCCTTAGCTCTAGCAAATAATGCCTTTCCACTTTGCCAAAGGTCCAAATGGTAGACTTGCTTGTATGACTCATTAATTGACATCACCTCTATACTAGCTAGTACTAGTGCCACTACCTTTGTGAGCATGAATGGTACACTAAAAAAAGTTAGTATAATATCATTTAGTATGAATTGGTCTATTAAAAAGAACATAATCACAGTAACTTCATAGAGTGCTAGCTTACTAATGATAGCTGAGAGCTTTCTGCTAGTTATTTTTTCCCCTATCTTTTTAGCTTTCCAAATACCTGTGATAGTATCAATACATATTAATACTCCTATCATTATAAGGATGCCACTTATTGGTAAAAAGAATGCAAAGCATATAGAGATAAGTGTCAAAAGTTCTGATTGTATTGATATTAGTAGTAGGGATAGTTGTGCTTTCATTCTTTAGATTCTATTTCAGATGCTAGTAAAAAAGTAAAGTAAGATATTAATAGGCATCCTAATAATTTGAAATGTATCTGATCAGCAAATACTAATGAGATACCTGAAAGATATCCAAAGCCAAAAGTTAAGAATGATAAGATACCTGAGTGTTTCATATTATTAAGATTGAATTATTGTAACCATTGTTACCTGCACCTCCACATAGACCATTACATTCTAATAAGCCATTAGATAGACAGCTACAGCCATCAATCATAGGTCTAAGGTCAGTATCTCTGTTAGTTGTACCTGTGAATATTGGATACAATGCTCTGTTCTTAAGTAGGTATCTTATTAATCTTTGCTCAAAAAATGCAGCCTTTTGTGCATAGTGTTCCATTGAGAATGCTATTGTACCTCTATCTACAGATGAGCTGTTATCTCCGAATTGAGTTTGCAATCCTTTATTCTTTAGCTGTAATGATAGGCCAAATACAGCATCTTCTGCAGCTCTCCATGCTATAATAGGCTGAATGAATGTTACTAGTACCTCTTCATCAGGATCTAATGTCTGATCATTGTACTTAGTTAGTAAGTCATTATAAAATGTAGTACCTAAGATAGGCATGATTCTCAGCTGAGCTTGAGTAGCTAAGTAAGGAGTAACATTATTTACATCTACATTAGCTGTGATGGGTGTGTTATTCTTTAAGTAGGTTTCTGTTATAAAGTATAGCATTATATTATAGGTGTTTGTGCAATTTGTGACTTGCTTTTATCTCCTCCAGGTACAGGAGGTAAAGATGCTAAGGCTCTAATCTCATTCTCGGTCATAGTCTCAAGTACTTTAGTAGCTACTAATGGTGATAGACTATTAAGTGCATCATTAGTCTTAGAGGTATCTCCCTCAAGTTCTACTATTGCCTCATTAATTATCTGATAGTTATTGATAGTGAAATCTGCATCTATCTTAGCTATAAATAGTAGCTCATTAAAGATATCAGCTACCATCTCTCTCAATGGCATTACTACATTTTTTTCAAATATGATATAAGCCTGCTTAATATCTGAGCCATTACCTAGTGAGCCTGTTGTTCTGATTCCCATAAGTATAGGATCAATGGTATGAGAGAAACAAATCTGCTCAGTATTCAGCTGTGATGCCTCTTGGAATAGACTATCATTACCATTAGTAGGTAGTGACTCTATTTTTGGTAGTTGGTCCTGAGTATTAGCAAAGAATGCTACAGCTTTACCTGCATTAGCAGCACCTTTCAATCTATCAATAGTATTTCTTATCATGTTTTTCTCCTCCTCAGACTGAGGTCTCTTAGGAAACATCATAGCAAAGCTAGGAAATACTGAATTTTGGATGTTACTTTTAGCAAAATAGCTAAGTTCACCTGATAGGAATGCAAAGTTAAGTGCTGAGGTATAAGATGGCAAAGAATAATAATCTTGACCAATACTATCTACCTCATATACAAATAACTGCTCATAATCTCTAGAGGTAGGAGTATATCTTCTTATCTCCTGGACTCCAATCCTACTAGCCCAATCATCACAGATATAGTATCTCTTTCTATCTAAGTTTACTCTAAGTTTCTCAGGGGATAGATTGACAATCTTTGTGAGCTTCATCTTATCATCAAAGCATAACTTAAAATATACTCTATTATGTAGTATTAGTTGCTGAGTTACTGCAGGTACTACCTTTTTTATGTTTAATTTTCTCTCTAGTGTATATAGCTCTAGTCTATCCTGTGGAGTAAGCCTATCTGCTACAATATTAAATCCACCACCTACAGCTGCATTCACTTTATACCCTACAATAGAGCCATGTAATGGACTGCTATAGAATATCTGATTGAGTAGCTCAGGGAATAGATTGTCCTGCCCAAAGGGGATGTATCCATTAGTCTGATTTCTACCATTTACATATGGTAGAGTTAGATTTGCACCTCCTACTTTTAGGAATGGAGTAGAGAATGACTGATATCCCTCTACTATTTCGTGCTTTACTGTTTTAAAAAAATCTTTTAATGCCATAATTACTCATAAATTGATGATACTATTGGTCCTGATACTACCATCCTGCCCTCTTCAATCACAAACCCTGTAGAGTTAGCAATAGTTGGAGGTGTGATAGTTGACTCATAGATACTATATGTATACTGTCCTTTAACTAACTCCAAATCTACAGGCTCATCTAGCTCAAACTGATTGAATCTTTCAGGATAAGCTGATAGATCAGCAGTGTAGAATGTAATAGGTGCAGACAGCTTGTCCATTTCATTCTGAAAAACAAATAAATAATAAGGAGTAGGCAGTGTACTTACCTCAGTTAGGGTAAGGATTATCTGATTGACCTCATCTTTTTTAATGTATATCATATAACTATATTATACTAAGGTCAAAAAATGTTTAAAAAAAAAGCTCTACAATATGCAGAGCTTTAATTATTAGGGTGTTAAGATTATGCTTGAGTAGCTGGTGGGAAATCAGCTGCATTACCTGTAATCAAAGTACTTGTTACCTCATAAGCCAAATGATCAGCTTCAGCTAAAAGAGTAATAGAATACTTAGATCCATCTTGACGAGTTGTACCTGAACCCTCACCTGTTGCAGTAAGTTGTACATTCTCAAAGTACCAATACTTGTCATTAGCATCCTGGATAACTACAGCTAAATAACGCTGTCCTCCACCAAGTATATTAATAGCCTCTGATTTAACTTTATCTCTACGATTAAACATTAGGGTAATAGTCTGAGTAACTAATGTAGATCCATTTAATAAATCTTGAGCAGTATCTTCTGTAAAATTACCTGTATTTCTATTGATTGCATAAACTGATGTAGGAGCAGATACTGTCCATGCAGTAATACCCCAATCTACTAATGTAGTTACATCAAAGTCTTCTTGTAATCCTATCCATACTGTTCTGATTCCTCCTGTGTTACTATCACAGGTTTTTGCGATTGATTGTAATGCTTCACAGCTCATTGTATATGTTTTAAGTAAAGGGAGCTTTCACTCCCTTAGATTTATAAATTAGTTAATTATGTAGCAGAGTTGTAGAATACAATCTCAGCACCATTAACGTGAGTAAACCCTACTTTCATATTTGCACGAGTTCTGATTACAGGCTCAGCAATAGTATCAGCTAAATTTACAGCTCGTAATGCTTTACCATCACCCTCTGCATCAAAAGCATAGATTAAATTATCTTTCAAAGTAGCTACGATATTAGATACAGTTCCCATTCCAGGACATAATACCATCTTAATTCCTAAGTAAGAGAAATCTAATGCTTGAGTTAAGTTAGATTGAGTGTTTGATGCAGCAACAGCAGCACGATAAGATGTAGCTACAGGTGCAGATACATAGATTCGTAAGTTCTCTTGATTAGAGATTACAGCAGCAGGAATTGCAGCATAAACTAGAGCTAATTTAGCAAGTACATTAGATGGTGTAATAGCTACAGGATTTGTAATTTCAATTACATTAGCAGCATCATCTACTAAAGACTTTCTATATCCATCACATAAAGCAAGTGCAGGAGTACCTGAATCAGTATCACCCTCCCAACGTAACTTCTCAATGTTCTCTATCTGCAATGGCTCAAATTTGTCAGTTTGACTTAGAGC